ATTTACATACGTAGCAAGTTCTTGATAACTTTTATCAATGAACGGTTGTATTTTATCCTCACAGACTCTATCCATGAATTCGATAACTTTGTTTTTGGGGAGCGATACCACATCTCCCGCACCGTACACTTTATTAACAAGTGAACCAAGACGTAGGTAAATCGAATCCGTATCTGATGCAATGATATAATCTTCATTTTCGGTACTCAATAATTTGTTCATGTATTCGTTAACTTTATTTTCAATCCAACGAATCGACAATTGACCGGCAAGAGTAACAGCAACAGCAATTCTCAAATCATAGAATCTGAAATATTGTGAACCCATCGCACCATAAGCTGAATTCAAGGATACTTTTTTAGCAAGTTGAAGGTTGTTATAACGCGCAATCTTCTTCGACAGTTCTAATTTCTTTCGACCATCAGTTTCTTTTTCGTATTCCTGTTTAGCTGAAATCATCAACTTCTTAAACTTCTTCCTGTCTTCATACATTTCTTCAAGCATTTTAGGCACAAAGCCATGAATATCTTTACGGAAGAATTGTCCATTAGGAGTTAGAGTTACATCACCAATGTTTGATAGGTCAATTTTTTTATAAAGAAGCTTTTCAACATCTACACCATTAGAAATAACTTTTCGCATTTCTGGTGTGTAATCAGAAACCTCAATCAAAGTTTCAGGTGAAATATTATACTGCATCATCAAGTGAGGATACAGACTGTTCAAGTCAAACGATGCAACCCAATCATGCAGACCAATTTGTGGCTCTTTAACATAAGCACCTTCAAATCTTTCGTTCTTTGATGCGCTGCCTTTTGGTGGCACAATAATGTTTTGTGCAAGTAGATAACTGTAAATCAGTGCATCCCACATTCTAGTTTGTGCAAACACATCTTCGAAATTGGATTTCGTATCATAAGCAAGAGTAAGCGCCAGTTCAATAAGCTTCAACTTATCTTCAAGTTCTTCAATCAGCCTCGCGTCAACAATGTTATATTCAATAAACTTTTGGTAGTTTAGTTTGTATAGTTGATGCAGAGTGTCAAACTCATCATAAGACAGTTTGCTCTTACCAAGTTCTACGTTTGCGATATTGTCCAGACGATATGACTCTTGCGATTTACCACCAGGCGCATACCACTTGTACAACTCAATGTAGTCTAAGCATGAGACACCTTTCAATTCGTAAGCAGTCATATCACGACCATTTACAACAGCTTTTCTTTCACCGATATAATTCCAAGGCGAAAGCTTGCGTGTTTCGTCTTCACCAAGAATTTTATTCAGTCGATTAACGAGATATGGAATATCGAAGAACTTGATATTCCAGCCAGTCAATACATCAGGTGTATCATGAAACCAATCTTCTAAGAAACGCTTACAAAGATGATACTCATCACGGCATTTGTGGTAAGTAACATCATCTTCATAGTTGTTGAAATCACCGCAACCATAAACAACCATTGCACCACCAAGTTTCTTGATGGCGATTGCTGTGATTGGTTCATTAGCCAAGTATGGGTCTGGGAAACCATTCTCTGAGCCAACCTCAATGTCGATGATTCCAATTGAAATGAGAGACTGGTCCCAATCAATCATGCCTTTGAATTCGTCAGCAATGAATGCATATTCATAACGTGTATTTCCATACACTTTAAAATTTTCTACATCTTCATACTTCTCAATGAATTCTTTGCAGTCACGAATAGAACCAGGGCAAATATCAGAAAGATACTCACCCTGAAGATTTTTCCACTGTGTAGGTTTATTCGTCGGCAAAAACAAAGTCGGAGAATAAGCAATCTTGTGCTTTACTCTCCGACCGTTTTCTACACCACGAAAAAGAATGTTGTTACCTACACAAATTGCATTTGTATAAAAGTCACTCATTTAAAATTTAGGAATAGTAGAAGCAATTTGAATACCAGAACCAAACATCTGATTATACTGATTTTCTAACTCGACAACAGGCGAAGATACACATAGAATGTCTGCTGGACTGATTCGAACACCGGTTTCAAACTCTTGAGAGAATTCTAAGAAAGGTACGAAACCAATCATAGGACCATCTTTAGTGAATTGAGTTGCCACTTGTACAGGCTTTTTGATTTTGTAATCACCTATTTCGCGCTCAACTGTGCCGAGAAGGGTGTGATTTGTTTTGAGTGTGATTAGTTGTAACATTATGCAGCCACCCTATAGTCTGCATCAAAGACCTTGAGTGTGACCCAACGCTTTGGGAACAACATCTCACGACCTTGAAAGTCGTTAATGTCACAATTGGGGTCATTGACAAGACCAACCAACTCAACTTTGTTGTCAAACTCCCTCAGAAAGAGGTCGTACTTGATTGCTTGCAAACCGCTCTTTTGAGCCAGTGAATAAGCTAATTTAGAAATTTCCGTTTTAGAGTTCAAGATTGCTCCATTGTTTAAGTTTTTCAAATTTTTGTTTTTTTGCGGCGAGTAAACTATTCCAATCGACGCCTACACCATTCCATACAAGAAGGTCAATCATAGCAAGTAAGTCACCTAGTTCTTCTTGCAACATGTCAATATTGGTTCTGTCTTTTCCAGGTTTAATTTGGTCAGGACCAAATCGGAAACATTTGCTGATAGCTTGAGAAACTTCAGCACATTCTTCCTGGAGAATCAATAGAATTTCACGGGTATCATCATTCATGTGAGTATTATATTATGGTTTAATGAAGTTGTCAAGCTTTGGTGGTGTCCAGCCTTCAGGTTTCATAACTTTACCGGCTTCGTTTTTGATAACTTTGCCTGTTTGAATATCAATCTTAGCGAGGTTACTACGTGCAACTTCATTCCATGCACCGTAAACATTATATCCCTTCATCTTGCAATAGCCAAGAATAACCCAAATCATGTCCATGCAGGCATCAAGTCGTTCAATGTCATCATTCTTATCATCACCTGCTTTGAATTCCCAAAATTCTTCAACAATAAGATTTCGATAGAGATTAATGTTCTCAACACTAGGCACTTGGTCACATGCATCGATGAAAGTTCTAACATCTGCCCACATATCAGTTTTAATTTCTTTCATTATAATTGCTCCATCTTGTTCACTAATATCTAGTAGAGTTCCATCACCCCAACCTAGCTCTTTACACATTTCATCCGGTAAATTTAGAATGGCATCACCATTATCTAAGATTTCCGAAACTTCTGCTGTATATGTCTTATTCATAACTTATTCACCTCAACATTACATTTTTCTAAAAATTCGATGCCAACATCACTTCGATAACTATTACGATAATAAAGAGAGTTGATACCAGACTGATATATTAATTTTGCACAATCAAGACACGGAGCATGAGTGCAAAACATAGTAGAATTATCGCCAGCTTCATTACTTCTAGCGAGTTTACTGATTGCGTTCGTTTCCGCATGAAGCACCTCCGGTTTAGTTACAAGCTTATATCTTTTCCAAGTGTCAGAGTCTTTTGGAAGTTGTTGCTCTTGATGCGGCCATTGATGTTCAATTTCTTCCGGACTGAGCCAACCACCAGCACCTCTATCCATGTATATTTTATCTTCACATGTGTTATCCCAACCTGCTGGCATTCCATTGTAGCCAATAGAAATAATTCTATCATCTTTTACTATGATAGCACCAACATGAAGTCTTTGAGCCGTAGATAGTCCTGCGAATATCTCGGCCGTTTTCATGTATGCTTCAAGAAATTTTTCTTTCACTTAGATTGTTCCGCAAGAATTTTATAACCTTTGCCTGTTGGATGAACACCATCACCACTCATGTGTTCTTTCGGTCGAGGCAAAACAAAATCACCATACTCTTTTGCAATTTGTTCAATTGCAGTCTGAGGTACAGGCTTGCGTTCCATACCTGGACTAATCCAAAAAACTCTATCCGCTTTGATAGCTTGACGCATCTTGCGGAGTTCTTGTTCGGTTTTCACGCCTTTATGGTCATTGGCGCCTAGGCTAATAATCACAGTTTTGTAGGACTTACTTGAAGCTTTATCAAGATAGTCTTTATTCCACTGCCAACTATTCCAACCACCACGCGAATAACTGACGCATTCTTTTCGGTACATTGCTGTACCTACCGCAATACTATCACCAATGACCATACAGTCCATAAAATACTCCCAATCAAACTTCAACAAATTTTAGCTTGAAGTTATCAGCTTCATATTCATAACCAATGTAACCGCGAGGGTTACATACAATTCGTGTTGAACCAATCATGTAATCAAACTCATGGTGAGTATGACCATGAGTCCACACTTTGATTTGTGGGTGATTCAAAATAAATTCAGTCAAGTCGGAACTATAAGCACCATTGACCAGCACATCTTTTTCATACTGTGGCTTGGTTGATTGCTTACTAGGTGAGTGGTGACCAACGACAACAACAGGCATTGTCGGATGTTTTGCAATTGTTGTCTTAATAACTTCCAACATTGCTTTGTGGTCTTTCACAGAATCTTCTGGTGAAAATTTCGCTGTACGTGTATGGAAATTTCCATCTTCATCTTTAAAATGTACCACCTCATTACTGTTTTCAATAATGCGATAGTCATTCATGTAACGCTTAATACGATACAGGGTATTAGAATCTTCTTTGTTCATATCAGTCCAAAGAGTACCACCAATGAAAAGGTGGTCATTCAGAATGACACTCTCTTTATCTAGAACATGAAGATTAGAAAGATAACCAAGATGAGTACGGATAACTCCAATAGACTTAGCATAATCACCATGATAATGTTCATGATTCCCGGCGATGTATACAACGGAAGGGAATCTAGCACAACATTCTTGAAAGAACGTATGATATTGATTGGATTTATCATTTTCACCTCTCAGATTATAAGAGTCTCGCTCTTTCAAGTCATTGGCAACACAAATGTCTCCGGACAGGATAAGAACATCAGCATTCTCGGTGTTTTCAAGACTGATAGTTCCAAATTCCAGATGTACATCCGAACAAACTGCAATTTTCATTGTAAATACTTTCCGATTTCGACTCTTGCTTGAGTCAATGATGGGAATTTTTTCCCGTTAATGTAAATGGATTTTGAAGAATAGACATACATTGGTCCAATTTTAGTATTGAAAGTGTACCGTGTTTTGCCTTTAGAATCTTTTTCTTTTGTCTTGCAATGGTATTCATTGACTAGACCAGAAAACAAAAGAGTTTCACGCAATTCATCAGAGATAAGTTTTCTCAAATAAGCATCATTCATAATTCCACCTTTTGATGCAGTATAACACCAAAAGATGGAACAGTCAACCACTAATCAGGCAATTATTCCTGAAGTAGTTCTTTCTTCTTACTTACCGTATTGATAGGAATGCGCTTAGGAATGTCTTCCTTTGGAATCACGTTCTCCAGTTCAACAGACAGAATGCCGCTGTCCAGGCGCGCTCCTTTGACTTTGATTGTGTCTACCAAGTGAACAATCTTCTTAAAGGAACGGGTGGCGATTCCACGATGTAGGAAAGAACGGGCATCTTCCGCGGTTTTATTTCCACGGATTACTAGTTCATTCTTTACAATTTCGATTTCGATTTCATCCTCTTTGAAACCAGCAACAGCAAGTTCGACGATATAATTATTATCATCTTCTTTCACAATGTTGTGTGGAGGATAAGTTGTGGTTACTGCCTTCTCTAATGCTTCAAATGCATCGAAGTAGCGGTCAAAACCAACAGTTGAAGGGACCAGAGGTCCAAAGTTAATACGACCTAGATTTAGGTGAGTCATGTTTTCTCCTTTAAAAGCAAGTTAATATTACCAACCCCTAAGGCATTGGTCCGGCTTCTGGATTATACAGCCCACACCGGTTTGCTGCCTATTATTTAGCAACTTTTACGAAAGCCGCGGCATTCACAAAATATTTTCGTGCCGGATTTTCTTCTTTGTATACCTGAATGAATGTCAGATTGCTATCAATTCTTTTCTCAAACAAATTGCTAGTACAAACAACCTCACCTGTATAGATGTTCTTCAACTTAGTAATTTTTTCGTTCACTTTTTTCATGATGTTAACTCAATTATTCCTGAGATTTTTTACCTATATTGTACTTACTCACCAACTGCCATTCATCTTTTTCACGATATGAAATTATTTTAATCTGATGAATGGGTGCAATCTTACCTTCCATTATTTCTGGATTGACAATCTTAACTAAGCCCCATTCTTCCAAAAGTTTAGCTATAGCATTTCTTCTTTCAATATCATTATCAATGATGCTAGAAGGTTTACCATCTAACGCAAAAAGTTCTTTAAAATGAACAATGTAGTATTGTCCTCTTTTGTGTAAGATATGGCAAGACTGGTAGAGCATTTTTTCCTTGCGCGAGGACACTCCAATTCTTGTTAGTGTTTCTCTTACCTTCAAAAAATCATCTTCTTGCTTTAATTTCACCTCAACAAACGTTGACAAATCGACCATATCATTTCCTTAATCCACCTATATCGGTTTTTTCTTTTAGTTCTTGGATTTGTTCTTCAGTAAGGAGGCGTAAGGCTTCTCGTGCTTTTGCATCCGATAGACCGTAATAGGTCTTAACACATGCTAAATCTTCACTTTTTTCAGGCTTAACCCACTTATTGAAAGGTCGCTTCTTTGACCTTACGGTATTTAGTAAATAGTCATTCTGCATTGCCCGGTCGAGGTGATGCCTGCGATTCATTTCGTTTGCATACATGATGCAGTCTTTATGGTAGGACAATGCACGATTGATTAGAAACGGTGCATAAACAGATTCCGTTTGTTCATCAACCATCAGTTGTTTCTTACCTTGAAGAATCTCGTTTACATAATCAAATGGATTTGTCATAATCAAAAATTGATAAAAAATATTTAGAATTCTGAATAAAATTTCGTTTAAGTCTTATTTCTAGTCGTGTTTTACTTTTATAAATTTTAATATCAGCAAAATCACAATCAATAAGAGAATTAACTTTCATATAACTTTCCGATAAACTGTGGTTGGTATCAGAATATGGAATTTTATCTCCGGTTAGCTTAAAGCCACATATTGAACAATTCATAGAATTTTTATCTCTAACTATAATCAGTAAACGATAGTCATTCACAGAACAAACTTTATCTTGCCAACCGTCAACAAATAATTTCCAAAGAGACTTGGCGTCATTATTATGAAAATATGTGGATGTTGTTTCTTTGAATGTTTGATATAGACTGGCTTCTTTTGTATGTGTTCCATCTAATATACTTATAGATTTAACATCACATCCTATATTATTATAACTCACATCAACAATCGAATTACCTGCACCAGACCAAATGGAATTCTCCAAACTTTCACAAACAACATATTCCCATATTTCTTTTCCGAGACTTAATGGATATCCTTTGTCTAAATATTTTTTTAGAGGTTTAATTATGCTAGATATCTCTGACTGAAATGTTGATTGAAATCTGTTTCCTAAAAATTCTTTAAGTTCTAAAATCTCCATAGGAATGAGAAAAAGTTTTTGTTCAATTTCCTCACCAAACACATTTATCATGTTAGCATCCTTATCAACCCAATGGTGTCGATGGTGGTCAACAAGAGATAGTTAGCCAACATGCCAAATGATTTCCTAGTATAACTAGCCCAAGCATACATGGCACAACCACCAATCCACACAGGATACAGAGCGAGAAGAGGAGGATTTGGGACTGTGAGTGCCATGGTGATTGAGCAGCCAATACTAATAGCCCAAGCCAACAACTCAACAGCAAAACGAATGCGATTAGACTTAAAATCATCTTTTATCCAGTCAAATGTAGGTTTAAACAATTCAATCATTTAAACTCCACACTAACCATCAATTCAGTCAAACAAGCAACCGTATTGATTTCAGCATCAGCAACGAACGCTTGTTTGTACTGATAATCAGCTAGAATGATAACTGCTTGCGGAATGCTTTGAGGTTGCAAAACATCATACAGACTATCGTAAATCTTACGATAAAGATTTGATGCATCAATATCATTCGAAGCGACCCACTTACGAATTGCACCAAAGTTTTTCTCTTTCAGATAGCCAACAATCTCATCGATTGTGATATCACCGATTTGTGCAAGAATGCCAGTGTCGATTGTCTTAGTATCATTTGAAGCATATCTTTGCAACTCATTAAGTACACGACGAAAATCAGGAAAATGTTTCTTGATAACTTCAGCGATAACTTTCTGGTCGAAGTTCACTGCTTCTTCAGTCAGAATATTATTGACACGTTTGAAGAACTGAGAAGCCATGGTTGCTTTCTCAGAAGCCTTCATTGTGAAATCAATAACAGCACAACGAGAGTGCAGTGGTTCAATCATCTTGTTCTTGAAATTACAAGTAAAGATGAAAGAACAATTCGAAGCAAATTCTTCAATGACATTACGAAAAGCCGCTTGAGCATTCGTAGAGAGATAGTCAGCTTCATCAACAATAATAACTTTACGACCACCAGTGAATGACATGGTAGAAGCAAAGTCTTTGATTTTTGAGCGAACAACATCAACACCAGTTTCATCTGAACCATTAATGATTAGATAGTCAGCATTGATTTCATTGCACATTGCTTTCGCAACGGTAGTCTTACCAACACCTGCGCCACCATGCAACAGCAGGTTTGGAATTTCATTTTTGTTCACATAGTCCTGAAAGGGCTTCTTCATTCTTTCAGGAAGAATACACTCAGCTACAGTTTTAGGACGATGTTTCTCCGTCCAAAGAAGATGTTCCATAATACCTCATAATAAAAAATAAAATCAAAAAGAAATATTAAAATTCAAACGCGAGGTGAATTCAAGAAATTTTTCTTTGACGTAAATAGTAATGCCATCATTCATCACAATCATCAAACTGTCGCGGGTTTCTACGATACGGCTAATCATGTTCTTATTCAGAGCATAATTTGTGCCATTTTTGTCAGTGACAAATAAAAACATCAAGCTTCTCCAGTGGAGCCGATTTCAGTTGCAACCCAGTATTGAATTGGTTTTGTCGTATTCTTGAAGCTTGCGATACCTTTAAAAGAAATGCTAACTTCATACGAACCAGTAATCATCTTCAAGTTTTCAGTCTTGAAAAGCATCTTGTATTTCTTGCCATTACCATCACCGATTTCGAGTTGGTTGGTGTGTGCAGAAGTATTCTTAGTGTCAAGAGCACCAAAAACAATCTTGCTACCATCAGACTGAATAGAAATTTGTGGAACACCAAGAGTATTTGCGGCTCGCATAACTAATTCAAAATCAGTCTGTGTCAAATTAAACACCACATCTGGTGCTGGCATTGAAACAGATTTCTCTGGTGAATTTTTGATATTGCTTGCATCACAAAAACGATATGTCGTGGTGCTTCGACCAGACTTATCTTTTAGAATCAATGATTTGGTACCATCATCAATTTGAAGGGTAGTATCACCCTCATGAAGGCTCAATACAGACAAGAATTTATTCAAGTCAAAAATGCCGAAATTACCAGGAACATTTTCAGTAATGGTGGTCTCAGCCATGACTTGTTTGTTTGCATCACAAGTACGCAAAACATTACCAGAACGGAACATTAGTCCATCGTTAATGCTTGCAAAGTTTTTAAGAACACTCAATGTTTCTTTCGAAAGTTTCATAATATACCTCTAAAATTATTTTTTATCAACAGAATAAATTGTATCATGCTCATACAAAAACATCAGGCAACAAAGAGCATGAGCCAAGTGGTGCTTGCCGGATTCTGGGTCAAGTTGTTCACCTTGTTTCCAAGCCCACATGTGTCTTTGTAGGGCATCGAAATATCTACGTTTAGAATCATTAACGTGCTTCCAATTGTCACGCTCATACTTTTGAGCACCAAAGGTAAGAACATCCACAGTGGCTTCAAGTGCTTTTGGTGGCAGCAAACCATATTCTAGTTTACCACCATCGAACTTTCGACCTTGTTCCAAGTCCAATTTTGGTTCTACCAAAGGTGAAACGTTTTCAAATTCTTCATCAAGTCTTGGCATTATAGTCTCCCAGTATGTTCAGCAATTTTTGGCATGTTGCCAGTAAACGGATATGTTCCGATGTGTTGCGTTTTCATCCAAGGGCACAGATAGATTTGACCACCAAGTTTACGCCACAATTGACAGAACATGTAATCTTCACTCAGATAACGGTCAGAACCACCACCTGTTGCAGAATCTTTACTATCAATGATAGTATCGAAGTATGCATGAATATAACGTGAGCCGTCGAAGTTGGCTTGACCAACGTGGTCTGGTTTGTACCTCAATTGAGGATATGCCTCTTCCATTTTAGGAAACACTTCACGTTTAATCAGCATGTAACCAGTTCCTATTTCCAAAACTTCAAGAGGTTCGGTAACTTGAAACTGTGCAGTGCCTTTTACTACGTTAAACACATAATCACCAACAAGATTCTCTAATTCACCAGGATTAATATCTGGATTCTTTTTGATTGCGTGAGCAATGTTCGACCAGTTAATAGACTTCTTTGGATAAGGCCCACCAATAACTTCCTTGTTGAGTGCAAGCAATGCTAGAACGTCTTGAGGATTGTAGTGAATGTCGGAGTCAATGAAAAGCAAATGCGTACAATCAGAACGCAAGAATTCATCAACCAAATAATTACGTGCCCGTGTAATTAGCGATTCGTTAAACAAGAAAGAAAATCTTGTTTCGACACCATATTTTGCCATGACAGCCTGAAGGTCAAGACAAGACTTAACATACATGCCGTGTGCCATGCCACCGTACATTGGTGTCGCAATGAACAGTTTAGATTTTTTTAATTCATCAATTTTTACTTTAATTTCCATATTATACCCATAAACGAAAAGAGGAAGCGATACCTCTATATATCACTTCCTCTATTCTATTTCACCAATAAATTAGGCGAATGTGCTAACACCTTTAGCACGGAGTGCTTTGAAACCTTCTGCGATAACACGCTTGGTTGGCTGACCAAGGCGATAGAAGGAGATTTTGCGACCATCAGAGAGGGTGCGAGTGTTGGTGTAGATAGCATGGCCATCTTCACGCAACTCAGCGATACGAGCCGCAACATTGGTAACACCGAAACGGGCACGGGCTTGTGCAACGGTGAAAGTGTTATAACCATCAGTCTTGCTCAAGGTAGCAAGCATTTTTTCTTTAACGGATTTAACCATTATTTTACTCCATAATAAACAACCACGCTTATATAAAAATCTGAGGGGTGGTCTTAGCCTCAAGATGCGTAATAATAGCACAGCCAGAACGGTCTGTCAACCATTCTGGCGGCAGAATTAATTAAAAAGGAATTTCATCATCAACAGTTGCCGTTACCTGAACAGGAACATCCGGCACGGCAGGCTTGTTAACTTCAGCATCAAGCTTGGTGTACAAGTCAAGGAAAGACATTTTAGTATCAGTGTCAAAACGATTCAGACAGAGACTAACTGCTTTTAGGCGGTCACCATGTACACCGTAGGTCTTGACAATGTGAACCAGACGGCGAGTAGAGATAATCTCATCACAGCCACCTTCAAGGAAGGTCTTGCGGGTAATATCTGCCCATGCTACGAGCATATCAGCAAATTTGTCGTCCTCACGACCAACAGTCACAAGTTCTTTCTTGATGATTTTCTTTTCAACGTTGACAGGAGGATATTCCTGTTCATAGGTATTCAGAAAACGTTCCAAGAAAGCTTCGTTCAGTACGTTGGTAAACATATAACGACCGTCATCAGAACCTTTACCTTTGGTGTTTGCAGTGGCAACAATAGTGAAGCCTTCAGCAGGTGCAACCAATTCGTTTTTCTTCTTCAAAAGAAACGGCTTGCCCTCAAGAACACGTTGCAAGCAGGAAAGATTCTGAGCACCATAGTCAATTTCATCAATACAGAGAACAGCACCTTGGCGAGCCGCGACAGTCACAGGACCATCACGCCATTCCATCTGACCATTGATAAGAACATAATTGCCAAGCAAATCGCCTTCATCAGTATCAGGCGTCATAGACACACAAACGAATTTGCGTTTGGTCTTAGCGCAAGCTTGTTCAACCGACATGGTTTTACCATTGCCTGATTGACCAGTAATAAAGATAGGGAAGAATTGATTGCTATTGAAGATAGAAATCAAGTCATCAAAGTTACCGAAAGGAACGTAATTCTTGTAGGTTTTGGGAACAAGATTTTCGGTTTCTAAATCCGTTACAACGTTACCAATACGTTTCGGCTCAGCCACGGTTTCTATTTTTTTCATAGGCAAAACTTGTGCAGTCAGTGTAGGAACTTTATAAAGTCCACGACCGGCTCGGTTATTAACATCTTTCATATACCACTGAGGAAGACTCATATCATTCTCCAGGCACAAATCCTTGATTTCACCTAGACTCAGAACAGACTTACCGGTTGCAGTAGCCACGGAAAGAAACTTCTCACGGATTTCAGTGTTCACAGTACGCATTACAATTACTCCAAAATTTCAATACATGTAGTATACAAGAAAAACACCACTCAGGCAAGTGGTGTTTATGATTTATGCCGCAATTTGCCCAATGAATCGATTCACCAGGACTCGGCTGACCTGTTTTTTCTTATTCATTTTCAGGAATGCATTCTTCAGTTTAGAAGGGGTAACATTGCCATCCACGGTAAGAACATCAGAATCCACACTCAAGTCTTTATCACCAGGAATCAGATACATTGAATCGTAACCAGGATTATAGGAATCCAGGAACTTCTTCTCTTTGAGTATCGAATTTAGTTCATCAGCTTGCGCCACACGTTTGTGATAATCAGAATTCAGTGGAAATTTATGCCAAATAGATTCACCATCTTTGAAGTAATAGCGGCGCATCACACTCTCTTTTGAGGAACGACCACTACCAACAATAAAGAAGCCCAAGATTTTTACACCAGTGGTTTTACGGAACCAATTGAACACTGCAATTCGCAAAGGGCTATCAACATGAACTTTACTATCTTCAAGACGATAATCCGTTTTTGTTTCTGCATCGCGCAAGACAACGTTCGATTTTTTCGAGTCGAAGTGGTAAACATCGTTACGCATCCAGTATCGGCTAATCGTATCTGAATCACCATCATGAATAAGTGCCATGTTAACAATGTCAAGATGATTATTCTTTTTGAATTCTTGAACGATTGTTTTCATTGCAACAACAGACTCAATCATAGGAGTATGCGACAGTCTTTCAGACCAAGGAGCATGAAACTTCCTAGAAAACCTGTCAGTGTAGCACTCAGCCAATGCAACAAGATTACGAACGCAACGGTTAAATTCCGCATTACCAAGTTGAGAGTTCAAATACTCGCGCAGATAAACATTTGACATACTAAGTTCATTATCATTCATAGTGAATGAAGAACGTGAACTACGATTGTGGTCGAGTTTAAATGAATCATCTTCATTGCCAAAACCGTAGACAACAAAAGGAATACTAACTTTGCGGCAGAACAATGCAAGAATCAGAATCTGTTCGATGGAGTTTGCCATGTTGCTTGACATAGAACCTGAACGGTCGAAAAGCAAAACAAGACCGTGCGACTTGCCCTTAGGCACTCGCATGATTTTGCGGAAGATGTTATCATCAATCTGATACTTGTAGATACGTGAAACATCAATGTCACCGGTTTCAGAAACTTTTTGTTTCGCAAACTTAGATGCAGCCTTACGCATTTCAAATTCTTTGGCTAGCAAAGAAATATAGCGGTCATTCCTTTGTTTGAAATCTTTGAAAAGCTTTTCCCGTTGTTCTTGTTTGTGCTTTTCTGTTTTGATTTCCCAGTGTTCTTCAAGCAATTCATGCACACGTTTATAAGGTGTGATAATTTCCGAGAAGATAGGTTTAGGAAAATTCAGATACAAAAACTCTTTTGAGGACTTATCAAGCAAGAGTGCCTCATTGCTACGGTAAGTTTCATCCGTTTCACAAACAGGCTCATCATTGCCACCAGAAGACTCTTTCGATTCTTTATAACGGTTGACCGAGTTTCCTTGAGATTCTTTTTCTTCATCTTTTTCTGAAGATGACTTACCACCGCCACCAGAATTTTCAGATTCAGATTCTCCATCATCTTTTTTGTTCGTGCTATTTTCTTCCAATTCGGAATCTTCATAGTCACCAAAATCAGATTCAGATTCTTCATCTTCAAAATCATTCTCACTAAAACTTCCAGGCATACCCATCTGTTTCAGTTGTGGCTTTTGCATTTCTTCTTTAGCTTTTTCGAAGACAGCACCAGTCACGCGAACAACATCATCCCACGTTTCGCAGGACTCAACTTCTTTGACAAGCTTTTCTTCTTCTTCGGTAAACTTAATGCCAAGGTTGTAACCACCTTTGGTATAAAGATTCAGTCTATCGATAAAGGGTAGACGGTTGATATCACGATGTTTGATACCGAAAAAGTCACGCTCAAGCAATTGACCATATGCACGGACCATGGAAGGACGCAGACCAGGAAATTTGCGTTTGATTTTCTTTTCGATGCGGGCATCTTCAACAACATTCAAAAAGCCTTTGAAGTTTTTGGAGAATTTACCTTCAGCACCAACAACAGCATTGTGCCAACCTTCTTCAGGTGTTTCCAATGCGTGACCAACTTCATGACCAAGGAGAAGGTCATACAGGTCACCAGACATATCTGCCCAAATAGGACAGTAAAGAACTCGGTTCTTCAGGTCAAACATAGCCGTGGACATTTTACG